GATAAGTCCACATATCTAGAGAACAAGTTCTCTCTAATATCAAACTTAGTTATATACCTGGAACCTAATAGTTAGGTCCCATTGGAATAACCAAGTAGAGACGATTTAAGACCTTAGGACTCACGAGTTGATTACTCGAGTGAACAAAGGCATTATCTAATTTAATAAATATGAAAAGTATAAAATTCTTACTGAATTTCAAACTTAAATATAAATTAAAAGACTCTATACTACCAGTAGACAGTGTTAAACTGTCTAGATTAGTTTCATCTATTGCTAAGGTTTTACCCATAGTTTTAGATAGAACTAATCGTATCCGGGATAGACTAGTTATTGCTAACAACTTTCTTCAGTTTATTTTTAAACTGAAGAAGAATCATGGCTCAATATTCACAATTAAGTGATTAAAGGCATGTACAGTTGCTTTGCAAAAGTGGCTTGGGGATGATAAGGTAAGATCTCTTAGAGATCTGGAACCAAATCTTCCTCTCCCTCGTACTATCAACGGTTGTCCATCTATTATTAATAGACAGGATCGACAGTTGATGAGACAAGGGAACATCTCAATCATACGTTTCTGACATTCTTTATTTTCAATTTATCGGGTATTATCAATACCCGGAAAATTAAAACTAGAAACTATTACGGCTCCTTTTACAGGATCTGTTAAGTTTTTAGAAGATGTTAAGTCAGTTAGTTTTTAATAACTGACCCAAACATCTTTTTAGAATAGCGTCAGAGCAAAATCTATCACCAACTACTTTTCACTTTTCAGGAAAAGCTTCTCCTAGTGCCGTTAATTCGTCACAGGGTTTGCTTAATGACATTTATTATTTAATGTCATCTGAAGAGGGTGGTACAATATATGAAAATATAATGAATCACCTAAAAGTAGTGGGGACTGTATGAAATACTCAACAGTTTCTACAACGTCTTAATGACGCTGTGTCACTTATTGAGAAAATGGATAATGTTTATCCAAAGAAATCAATGCAGTCCCCTTTTGGCCAATTTGCTATCAAAAAGGAAGCAGCAGGTAAAATTAGAGTTTTTGCTCTAGTGGATTCCGTAACACAAAGTGTTATGAAACCTATTCACCTTGCTTTATTTAGAATTCTAAATAACCTTCCTAATGATGGTACGTTCGATCAAGATGCATCCGTAACTAGATGCTCTGTTAAGGCTGCAGCAGCAGGTAAAGCTTATAGCTTTGACCTTTCTGCTGCTACTGATCGTCTTCCAGTATCTCTTACTGGTAATATAATTGAATCCCTTTTTGGGATTTCTGGTTTATCTCAGTCATGACAAAAAGTTATGATTGAGAGAGATTTTAAATTCTCTTCTTTTGTTAGAGAAGAATTCAATCTCCCAGATATCAATTATAGATACTCAGTTGGACAACCCATGGGTTGTCTATCTTCTTGAGCAGGATTAGCTATTACTCATCATTGAGTGATGCAATTCTGTTCATTCTTAGTTACTCGTAACTGAGAATGGGAAGAGAGATACGAAGTATTAGGAGATGACATTGTCATTTTCGATACTGATTTGGCAAATTCTTATTTAGAGGTTATGAAGCAATTAGGTTTGGAAATTAATTTATCCAAATCTATTACTTCTCATAATAAACCTTGTTTTGAATTCGCCAAACGGACTTTCAGTGATGGAAATCTTGTGAGTGGTATTACCCTCTCACAGATTAACTCATGCACCTCTCTAAGCTCCAGAATAAATAATGTATTTAACTGGATCAGATTGGGGTACGTGAATAATCTTGAGACTATTCTTTTTCTGTTAAATAATTTTAACAGTAAAGTTAGTTTTAAGGATTTCTCCTTAATGGTCTCTAGCTTTAGCTTAGTCGGTTTATGTAAAAACATAAAGCAGACTACACTAATGAGCTGTCTCGTAGACCCTCGAAAGGGTGATTTATGAGACATAGATACTGGAAATTTCCAAGTACCTACTCGTTCATTGGTTATGCTAGCTAGAGATTTGATCACCAAAGGTGAATCAGATGTTGCTTTATCCAATCAAGATGGTCGTAATGAGTGAGTTGATGAATCTGAGCAACTTATAGTTGCTGGGATTCTTCAACAAGCTCTATACCAAGCTAAGATTCTCAGTTCTTCTTTTGAAGAGAATGTGAAATCTTGAGCTGTATCCTTGATTGGACCTAAAGGTACTACCATTTCCGACCCTCTCCTTATTTCAGGAGTGGAAGGATGATTAATGGACGCGATTGTTGACAATCGCAGTTCAAAAATTATGGATCCGTATGAACTAGAAGATAAGGTTGAGAACCTTTTAATCTATCATGCGAAGACCCAAATGGTTACTTTAGAAAAAGCGTATGATATTCTTCACGAGGTTGAGATCTTAGAGTTTGCTTATAAACAGCCAACAAAAAGAACTCAAGCGACTTATAATCGATATGGAAATCAATTCCTTAAAGATATGAGCCGTCCTTTCTTAATGAAAGGTCCTCAATATTGAAGTATCGTAAGCCCTAACAAGTCATAATCCCGGAGGATGAGAATCCTTCAGTCTCCAAACTTATTTAAGTT